ATCGAAGCATCGGAAGGATTGCGCGATGGTCTTTCCATTGGCGCGATGATCGATGCCCATGAAATTCGTGACGGGATAATCCATGTCACGTCTGCACGAATGATTGAAACTAGCCTGGTGACTTCACCTGCCTTCAATGATGCCCGTGTTACACAAGTCGCAGCTTCGGATCCCGAAGATGACGAAACACCCGAAACGATCGAGGAGATCGAAACTATGTCAGAACAACCAATCGAAGAAGTCGAAGTGGCTTCGGATGTTGAAGCGTCAAAGGTCCAAGCGTCAAACTTCGGATCCCCTATCTTCACACAGCCACGCGCACTTCCGGAATTGACCGCTGGTCAATACGCCACAAAGATGATCCAGGCACAACGCGGATCACGCGACGCAGCTGAATTCTTGACCGCAGCTGGCGAAGCAACAACAAGCGACAACGCAGGTCTTATTCCTGTTCCATTCCTACGGGAAGTTATCGGCGTCGTTGATTCATCACGTCCATTCATTGACAGCATTGAGCGCGCAGCTCTTCCAGCATCAGGAATGTCATTCAGAATCCCGCGCTGGCAGGTATTGCCGACCGTGGCTGAAACCGATGAATTAGCAACACCATCAGACACAGCAACCGAAATCGATGATCTGACCGTTGACGTGGTCAAATTCGCTGGTCAACAGCGCGTATCGATCGAACTTCTTGAAAGAAGTGATCCATCCTATCTGAATGAACTTCTTCGCGGGTTAGCTGCGTCCTACGCACAACAGACCGATCTCTACGCATTCACCGAAGGAGTTGTCGGTTGTGGCGCATCGGGCGGAACAGGCTACGTCGCAGCTATTGCGGACGCAACAGCCGATTCAGCTGCCGTAATGCGTTTCAATCCTGATCGTCTATTGGTCGGCGCGCAACGATACGCAGCTCTATTGGGTGCCGTCGATGGATCAGGTCGTCCGTTGTTCAACGCTGTCGGTCCAACACAGAACGCAGCTGGAACGAATGTCTTTAGCCGTGGAAACGTCATGGGACTTGATTTGGTCGTTGATTACAACATCGGATCAACTAATATCCTGGCTTACCCTTCAGCGTATGCAACATTCTACGAAAGCGGAACCGCACAGGTACGCGTCAACGTAATCGACACAATGACCGTCGAGATTGCTGTTTACGGCTTCGTAGCACTTGCCAACAAGTACCCAACAGCGATCAGAGCAATCACCGTTTCCTAATCGCTAGTTGAAACATCGTGAAGGGGATCGTCCTGGTCCTGAACGGTCCCCTTCACTTCACCCAAAGGAATTCAGATGGCACTAATTGATCTTGAAGATTTCAAAGATGTCTTAGGTGTAGGCGATATCTACCCTGACGCACAATTGGAATCTGCGATGGAATCTGCCGAAAATCTAATCCTTGGATTCTTAAATTTCCACCGTGCTTCAATTGTTGCCGTAACCATTCGGAACAACGTGGCAACATTCGCCACACGAAGCCCGCACGGTTACGTCATCGGACAGCAAGTCACAATCAGCAAGGTCGGAAACCCATTCGACGGAACCCGCACAATCACACGGGTCACCGAATACACATTCCAGGCATCGATTACCAATGCCAATATTGCGCGACGATTGAACGTGCCTGATGGCGATTGCATTCTTCAAGGACAATCAAGTTATTACGACACGAATGAAAATTGCCGGACCGCAGCTCTAATGGTTGCCGTGGACATTTGGAACGCACGTCAATCCGCATCGGGTCAAATGCAGGCTGTCGATTTTAATCCTGGACCGTATCGAATGGGACGATCATTGTTGTCCCGCGTCGTTGGATTGATAAGCGAATACCGCGACCCCAAATCGATGGTCGGATAATGTCTAACAAATTAAGCGACGCCCGCGCAGCTCTAAAGACTACGCTGGAAGCGTTAGGTTACATCGTTTATTCCGCACCGCTTGAAAACATGACGCCACCGTGCTTGATCCTAGTCCCTGCGTCCCCATACGCGTCCATCGTGACCGTTGGATCAACGCCACGAATGATCCTGTCATTTCAGGTGACATTATGTGTCGCAGCTAATGATAATCAAGCTGCCCTTACAAACTTGGACGCGATGATCGCTAACGTGTCCGAAAACCTTCCGACGGGAATCCGCGTCGGGGACTTTACACAACCGAAGATCGCACAGGTCGGACCGAACGATCTATTAACAACCGACATTCAATTCGATGTCACTATCTAAGGAAATCAAATGGCATTAACCTACGTCACAGGGCATGATCTAGCCCTAACAATAGACGGCGATTCGTATGACGATGTCGCAGCTTCGGTCACACTAGCCGTCGAACCAAATCAGCAAGTCTTGGAAGTATTATCAGGACGCGCATACAAGACCATCGACTACACCGCGACACTATCTGTCGAACTTTACCAGGATTGGGGATCCACATCCCCTGCGTCCGTGTGTGAAGCACTATTCGACGCAGCTGGCGCAGCTGGTGACACACCGATTGCATTTAGTTTCACAGCAGGCGGATCGGTGTTTACTGGTGACATCTTCCCGAACTTCCCTGAAGCGGGTGGCGCAGCTACGGACGCATTGACCGTGACCGTTGAATTCGTCGTCGTTGACGGCGCCGTTTCGCGGGCATAACGAAAGGAATCAGGACCAATGAAAATCCAGATCAAAATTAAACATCCCGATCACGGCGTTATGGTCGTGACCACGTTGCCCGCCGATCTTATGAAATGGGAACGGATGACGAAATCAAAGATGACCGATCTTGTCGAGAATCGGCGGGTTGACGGGGAAGATGTTGTCAAAGTCAACATGGGATTTGAAGATCTTATGGTCATGGCGTTCGCTGTATTACAACGCGGAAATCAAACCGACAAGAAATTCGATCTATGGGCGAACGAATTGGAATCCGTCGAATTGGTGGGAATTGATGAAACGGATTTTACGGAAACGGCACTATCGGACGAACCATCGCCGATCTTGCCGTCGAAGGAATAATCAAGATTAACCTGGAAGATCTTGATTGGGAATTGTTGGGGACCATCCAGAAAATAAGAATCGAAAATTCGAAAAGGAAATGAAATGGCATCTAGCGAAGCGATTAAGGTGGATCCCGCCGAATACGCTTCAATATTGCGTTCATTGAAAAACCTTCCAAAAGGCGCGTCTGATGATCTACGTCAAACCGCCATTCAGATTGCAGATTCAATCATGGTCCCTTCAATTCAATCAGCGATTAGTCAACACGCGGGAAATTACGCGTCCAAATTGAATCAGGCTGTCAAGGCTGGACGCGACAGAATTCCGAAGGTAACGATCGGATCAAAGTCCGTCGCGTTTAGTGGTGGCGCGTCAACAAACTTCATTCGTTTCGGTACGATTAAAGGCGTGTATCAAAGTCAACCTTCCGCAGCTTCCACCGGTAAATTTCAATTTTGGGCGCAAGGCGTTCGTCCAGGATGGACCGACACAGCTGCCAATTCTTACACGGAACCAGTATTCCAGGCGTGGCAAAATGGCGTCAATGACGTCGTTGATAAATGGAATCGGGGGTCTGATTACTAATGGCAACTAAAGGCGTGGGTCGTCCATTAACGATCTTATTGCAGGCAGACACAACGGGATTCGCTAAAGGCATCCAGGACGCGCAGACAGGCGTCCAAAAGATGTCCAAGTCTGTCAATAGAGCTGCGCAAGTTGCGTCCGTGGCATTGGCTGGATTGACCGCCGTTGCCGTTGATTTTGCGAAGGCAGCTGCCGAAGATGAACAATCAGCCCGCGTCCTAGCGCAAACCCTAAAGAATACGACAGGCGCAACCGAAGCCCAAACACAAGCCGTCGAAGATTACATATCAGCGACATCCCTTGCATTAGGTATCCAGGACGACAAATTGCGTCCGTCATTGGGTCGATTATTGCGTTCGACCGAAGATGTTTCAGAAGCCCAAAAATTATTGAATTTAAGCCTGGACATTTCAGCAGCTACGGGCAAGGATGTCGATGCCGTTGCGAACGCATTGGGCAAGGCATACGACGGAAATGCCGTGGCACTTGGAAGATTGGGTCTGGGCGTTGATTCATCAATTCTTAAATCAAAAGATTTTGGGGTTGTGTATGACGATTTGGCGAAAAAATTTGATGGATTTGCTAAGACGGAAGCAGCTACAACGCAAGGATCATTCGCACGATTGACCGTTGCCGTTGATGAAGCAAAAGAATCAATCGGATATGGACTTCTTCCGTTTGTGGGTCCCCTTGCCGATAGCCTTGCCAGACTTGCGCCTATCATCGAACAAAATTCACAATTGATTCTTACAATCGGCGCCGTGGTTGGTGCATTATCTGTCGCAATTATTGGCTTGAAATTTGCGCTAATCGCAACCAATGCGATCATGGTCATCACGACAACAATCGGGGCAGCTCTAAAGATCGGCTATTTGACGTTAGCAGCTGCGACAGGATCGGCGACAGCTGCGCAGACATTGGCGGAACTTACTTACAAGAAGTCGATTGTTGCCTTGGTTGCTTACAATGTCGCGATGGCAGGTCTAGCCGTTAAGACAGCGGTCGTCACAGCTGCGCAATATGCGTTCAATCTTGCCTTAAGTCTTAACCCGATCGGATTAGTTGTGATCGCTGTCGCAGCTCTTGCAGCTGCCTTCGTTTTGGCATACAAGAAAATCGAACCCTTCCGGGATTTGATGGATTCAATCTTCCAAAAAATTAAGAACATTGGAACCGCAATCAAGGAATCGCCTGTCGGCAAGGCAATCACAAAAGCCTTCGAAGGATTCCGCGCAGCTGGTGGACCCGTTCGCCAGGGCAAATCTTACGTCGTTGGGGAAGCGGGACCTGAATTATTCACCGCAAATACATCAGGGGCAATTTCGCCGTCAGGATCCTTCGGTGGCGGTGGCGGGGTGAACATTACTATCAACGGCGCAATCGATCCAGAAGGTGTCCGCAGAAGCCTTGAAACGCTATTCCAAAACAGCGCACGTCGGACAGGTCCCGTCAATTTTGCGGGGGCTAGATTGTGACATCCTACGATCCAAATCCTTCGGTCTTTATCAATTCCGTCTTAGTTGATCCCGACGTTGTTATTGACGATATAAGCGTCACAAACGGACGTCCGAACATCCTTGAACAACCTTCCCCAAGTTATGCCCGCGTTATCTTGTGGACCACCGCGGACACGGCTATCGATGTCCAATTGTCACAACCTATCCAGATAACGATCGAAACCCCGTCCGCTGGCGACGTGTCAATCTTCAAGGGAATCATTAGCGACATCGACATTCAATTGTCAGATTATGGCGACATCGGAAACGTCACGACCTACACCTTGACCGCCGTTGGACCGCTGGCATCGCTAAATCACAAACTAGCGGGATCGGTAGGCTACCCGAAAGAATTTGACGGAACGCGAATCTTGAAGATTTTAACCGAAGCCTTCTTGACCGAATGGGACGATGTATCGCCGACCCTTACCTGGTCAAATTTACCGGACGGAACGACCTGGGATTCTTACGATGGCGTAAACATAACCCTTGTCAATGATTTGACCACAGACATCGACACACCTGGCGTCTATGAATTGAAAGCGTACAATGACGGCGACGCGAACGCGTTAACCCTGGCGCAAGAAGCTGCACAATCGGGACGTGGCGTGTTGTATGAACGCGGGGACGGGTCAATCCATTACGACGACTATTCAGCCCGCGCAGGTTATACCGCGTTAAATTTGACCGACAATGACATTCTTGCGTCAGGCTTGAAAACAGCTGCTCAATGGTCGGAAATCGTTAACGATGTAATCGTCACCTATCGGGCAGGCGAAGCCAACGCACGGGACGAACAATCGATCATTCTTTACGGTCAATTAACTGGTCGACGCGAAACAACGCTTCACAACTTAGTCGACGCCGAAACGCAGGCGGACGCATTCTTGGAAGCCCGATCTTATCCGCGGGTCTATCCTGAACAATTTACTATCCCGTTACATTCGCCGACCGTGGCGGATGCAACACGAAACGCATTGGCATCCGTTTATTGCGGATTACCAATCACGACTTCGGACTTGCCGATCGTATTTGGAACAGACTTCGAAGGATACGTCGAAGGCTATTCATGGGCAATCCGTCAGAAACAAGCGATCCTTACTTTGATCGCATCAGCGCAATCGGAAACTTATCCATCGATTGTCTGGTATCAAATACCGCCAGGAACTACCTGGACGGCGTATCCTGCTCTAGTGAAATGGGAAGATCTATAACATGGCAACAACTACACCAAATTACGGGTGGGACGTCCCCACATCGTCAGATTATGTCAAATTGGGAGCCGTAGCGATTGAAACGCTTGGCGATGATATTGACGCGACCTTGTTTAGCATTACAAGCGGAAAAAATGTTGGCTTAGTCCACATCGCAACGACAAGTTTTACAACTTCATCGACTGTCAATGTCAACAACGTTTTTACTTCATCATTTAAGAATTACAAAATTTTAATAAACAGCGAATACGGTGGGACCGATCCCGTAGATTTACGCCTTAAATTAAGGGTCGGTGGCGCAGACAATTCATCAAGTGTTTACAGCACTTCATCATTCTTAGTCGATCCAGGTGGCACCGCAAATACCGGTGAAAGCACTAGCGGAAATGGTTGGAAATTTGAAAGCACTAACAAAATGTTTGCAGCTTCCTTAGACGTTTTTAGACCACAAGAAACAATAGTGACAACAGCACAGGGAACAAACGCGCATCTTTACAACACCAGTCCGCGTGTTGTAATGACTGGCTTTATACATAACGCAGCTACTTCCTTCGATGGATTTAGTTTACTTTGGGGATCGGCAATAACTGGGTCGGTCCAAATCTTTGGATATAGGAATTCATAATGACTAATGAAATTTTAATGGCTCACGAATACGACGCATTGACAGGCAAAACAATCGAAAGAGAATTATCTGTCGAAGAAATTGCAGATCGTAAAGCAATCAAAAAAGAATCAGACAAGATCAAAGTCGAAAGACAAGCGAAGATTCTTGCAAGGGAATCTGCATTGGCAAAATTAGCAGCTTTAGGATTAACCGAAGCCGAAATTGCTTCGTTATGATCGGCGCATGGTTAGCCACTAGCCCGATTGGTGGCTTCGCTAAGGTCGCAGCTGCGGGAATGCTGGTCTGGTTGATTGACAACGTGGGATCCTTACAAATCCCGCAGATCGTCCAGGTGGGTCTTATTGCTGGTCTGCCGATCTTGATCAACTGGATGAATCCTGACGATCCCCGATATGGGAAGTCTGGCGATGAAACCTGTTCCGAATAAATGGATCGTAACCTTCCCCTATGGCGTGACATACAAGGGAACGCGTAAGAAACACAAAGGCGTCGATTACAGCTGCCCGAAAGGGACATCGGTGAATTCTGCCGTGTCCGGGAAAGTTGTATTTGCTGGATGGCATAAAGTCGGACGCGGTTGGGGTCGCAGCTACGGTCAACACATCATCATCGACAATGATCGATTTAAGGATGGATCCGCTGGTCTATGGGCGGGCTATTGTCACCTAAGCAAAATCAATGTCAAAGTTGGTGAACGTGTAAACGCAGGCGATCAGATTGGCGAAGTTGGATCGACAGGCAATTCGACAGGAAGCCACTTGCACTTCGAAATTCAATCGGGACGTTTATGGAAGGGATGGGCAGGAAGTCGCAATCCCCAAAGGTGGATCGATGCCTGAAATCTTGCACAAAACCGATTCGGGAATTGATAAGCAATCGATCAAACCTAAGACTTGGACATATGTTCGCTTCGCAGGCGCGACATCATTCAAGGTCAATCAGGTTGCGTCTTGGCATTGGATCACGGTGCTAAGAATAGAATTTCCGGACATTGGATCACCGAATGTCGTTCGGGGTCGCTTCGCCAGATTCCCAGGAACCGCCAAGATCGATGAAACGGGTCACGACGATAAGAATGTCGC